TCACCGAGAACGTGATAATTATTGTATAATAAGTTATCAAGCTCTTTAACACAATTGTTAAATTTCTTATAAAAAGAATTTTTTAAACTATTTAAAAGATTTTTTTCATAATCTGATTTAACAAATGTTAAATTTGAAAACTGAGAATAGATGGTTTTATAATTTTCTATCTCAAAGACTTCTTTTAATCGGATGATTTCCGTACTAGAAGAAATAAAATCATAAAACTCTCTGATGAAATCCAAAGAGTTGTATGGTGATAGGAATAACCTAGACGTTTGTTTAGGTTTCCAGCATAACTGGATAAGTTCTTCATATTCTTTGAAGCCTATATCAAGTTGTTTATCCTGAATTTCACGACAAGCTGTCATGAAAGATGAAGGATCCTTAAACATTAAATTTAATGCTTGAGGTCTCAATGGAGTTATTTCAACCCCATTTAAGAATACTGATTTAGCAATTTCTGCTACATTAGTATCTACTTCTCCATTTTTAAGAAATGAGAGATTAGTTCTATATGTATAACCTTTAGTAGGTGACACATCTACACCGATATCCTTAAGTATTGAGGTATATCTATCAGATAACGTAGTACTTTTAGTTACTACGTCATCACCAATAATTAGATATTGATTATAATTAATATAATCAATATTCTCAATTATTGATGACATTCTTACTAGCATGTGATTCATGATAGTAAAAGTGGACCAAGAAGTGTAAGTACCCATGGGTTGACCTACACTATACTCTAATCTTTTCCCGTCTGGGCTAAGAAATTTTCGATTAGTACATAAATCATACCAATCTTTAGCTATTTGATCACCATACATTTGTCTGATGATCTCTAGTTGTAATACAGCAGGTGCACGATTTGTTGCTTCTGTTAGATCTAATGAATGTGGAGAATCAATATGATTAAACTCACCATTAGTCCAAGAGCTACAAAGTCTTTTGACTCTGTATTGATCATGTGTACCATCTTCTGTTTGGCTTTTCAACCAAGAGAAATGATGGTCATGAATTCCTTTCAATACGCTTTGCGTAAAGAAATCTAAAATCGCGATCAAACGTGATTTTCCTCGATTTTCAAATTTAATTGAAAATTTACAATCTTTAGGAATATAAGATTTCTTAATATTTCTAAAGTCGATTAAGTTTCCTTCATAGGAACTAACATAATCAAAAAACTTAATGATATTATTAAGTTCATAATTTCCCAGTCTTTCTGATAGGGATTTAAC